GAAATATACTATTAAAGGTAGTGTTCTTCAAGTAAATGGTAAACTAATTGATGCTCTTAAATATGCAAAAAGTTATAATCTTTATTTTAGACTAAGAGCAAGACGTATAGATCAAACATTTGATCCGTCAGCATCAGACAAGAAAGGGATTCCAAAGGTATATGGAAAATCTCCATCTCGTGGAGATAGTGCCGGTAGACTTGTTATAACAGATAAACCCGTTAAAGGAAAGGTAATAATTTTCTAATGTCATCTATGTATTTAAGCCCTGAGCACTTTATTCAAATTGCTGCTGGCAACGTAAAGAAAACGACTCATATTAATAAGTTTGGATATAACGCTTCAGTTGGCACATCATTTGAAACTATCCATGATGCTAGTAATCTGTATTCATATATTGCTAATGCTGGAACAGCAACAGTAGCAGGCGCATCAGATAGCGGTGCTGTTATTAAAATTGAAGGGCTTGATGCAAATTATAATTTGCTTACAGAAGATGTTACTGTAGGGGGAACCAGCTCTGGTTCATTTATTCGTGTATATAGAGCAACAGTTAAAAGTCTTACAAGTGGCACAACTAATGCTGGCAATATTACTATTACTGTAGACAGTGCAGTTCGAGCAACCATACTAGCTGGTAATGGACAGACGTTGATGTGTGTATATACAATTCCAGCAGGTAAAACAGGATACCTTATTAAGTTCCAAGGGTCTATGGAAAAACAAAAAGAATGTGAATTTAGAATACTGACTAAGGCTCACAACAATGGCGTATTTAATATTAAAGGACAGTTTGGTGCATTTGGTAGTACAGTAACATATGATTATCCAGTACCTTTAAAGATTGAAGAAAAAACAGATATAGAAATTAGATCCAGAGCAGGTGCAACTACAGGCATGGGTGCAATCTTTGATATAATTTTAATAGATAGGTAGAAATATGGCTTGGGTAGCAATAACAAATAATACAGGTTGGGAATACAATAATGCACCAGCAGATCCTGGTGTAGGTAGCCCTCTTCGACCACTGTGGCAAAAACAAACTAATGGTATTAGACAATTTAAAAATGGTACAGAAGTATATGTTGAGGTTCGTAAAGTAGGCGATACTAATAGAACCAGAGGTGAGATGAGCAAATCTTTTTGGGATAGTCGAACTTAACACTTTACTTATTAAAACAAATATGGTATAATCAAGTATGATAACATTTAAAGAAACACTTAGTGAGCAAAAGAATACTCACATGACACACATCGAGGATAAGGTCCTCTATGGTGGCGTTAAGGGTACTCGTGAAGCTATCTTTGCCCTAAGAGATATGCGAGATATGCTAGGCGGTAAACACGCTGGTAGTGTATCCGTAAAGTGGGACGGAGCACCTGCTATCTTTGCTGGTACAGATCCCCGTGATGGTAAATTCTTTGTTGCTAAGAAAGGTATCTTTAATAAGAACCCTAAGGTATACAAAACTAAAGCTGATGTAGATGAAGACACTAGTGGAGACCTAGCTGTTAAGCTCAAAGAGGCTCTTAGATATTTGCCTGCATTAGGTATTAAAGGTATTGTACAAGGTGACTTTTTGTTTAGTTCTGGTGATGTAAAGAAAGAAAAAATTAATCGTGAAGCGTATCTCACTTTCCATCCTAATACTATTGTTTATGCTGTCCCTGTGGCATCTGAATCAGCAAAAGCCATTAAAGCAGCCAAAATTGGTGTCGTATGGCATACCACATATACAGGTAACGACTTTGCCTCCCTTAAAGCTAGTTACGGAGTCAACGTGTCTGCTTTCAAGTCTACAAAGAATGTCTGGTCACAAGACGCTATGCTAAGAGATATGACAAAGTTTACTATGTCAAAGAAGGAAACAGATGAAGTTAATAAGTACCTCAGTGAGTGCGGTAAGCTATTCAACCAAATCTCCAGTAGCACACTCAAAGAACTTGAATCAAAGCAAGACCTTGCACAACTCATCGAACAGTTCAACAATAAGTATGTTAGAAAAGGACAGATTGTCAAGGATACAACACGGCATACTGCCATGCTTATACGTTGGATCAAACTTAGGTTTGGTAAAGAAATTAACAAAAGAAAATCGGAGAGAGGTAAAACCACTCAAAGAGACAAGTTAAGTGCGACACTTGAATTCTTTTCAGATAAGAATAAAGCAAATCTAATAAAAATGTTTGAATTACAAAAGTTAATGGTACTTGCTAAATTAAAACTTATAAATAGACTTAACCAGTTGAGTATGACTAAGGCTTTTGTTAAAACTAAAGACGGATTTAAAACCGTTGGTGCAGAAGGCTATGTTGCAATCGACAAACTTGGTGGTGATGCAGTGAAAATTGTTGATCGTATGGAGTTTTCATACAACAACTTTTCACCCAATGTTGTTAAAGGATGGGAAAAGGCAGGTAAGTAAATGAAGAATTTTAAGACATTCTTAGAAGAAGGCTCAGGCGTTGACGAAGCGCTATCTATTATGCAGCGAAGAAAAAAGGCTATTAGTCTTCGCAAGAACAAAGCTAAGTTAGCTATTGGTCGCAAAAAAGCCGCAAATAAAATAGCAAGTCACGGCGTGTTAAAGAAGCGTGCTCAAAGAGCAGCAAGAAACCAGATGGTTCGTAAGATTACTAAGGGTATTGGAAAAGGTGATCTAACTAATGCTCGTAAAGCCGAAATGGAAAAACGCCTAGATAAGATGAAACCACGTATTAATCGAATAGCAAAAAGATTAATTAAAGATGTTCGCAAAAAAGAAATCGCAAGGAAACGTGGTAAATAATGAGCGTCCCAAGTTTTAGTCAGTATCTAGTTGAAGAGGAAAGGTCCGTTTACTTTACGTTCGGACGAATGAATCCTCCTACGATTGGTCATGAAAAGTTATTGAATTCACTAGCATCTAAAGCTGGAAGAAATCCTTATCGTGTGTATCTATCACAGTCTCAAGACAAGTCAAAGAATCCTCTAAAGTATATGGATAAGATTAAGATTGCAAGGAAGATGTTTCCTAAACATGCAAGACAAATTCTTATTAATAAGAAAGTTAAGTCTGCCATGGATGTGGCAGTTGCTTTATATAATGAAGGCTTTAAACAGCTTGTTATGGTTGTTGGTTCAGATCGTATACGTGAGTTTGATATTCTATTAAACAAATATAATGGTAGTAAAGCTCGTCACGGGTTCTATAACTTTGAGAAAATTACAGTACTATCTGCTGGAGAAAGAGACCCTGATGCTGAGGGTGTCTCTGGTATGTCTGCATCTAAGATGAGAGCTGCAGCTAAAGCAAATGACTTTACTTCATTTGGACAAGGTTTACCTAGAGCCATATCTAATAGTGATGCTAAGAAACTATTTAATAGCATTAGAACTGGTATGAATATTAAGGAAGAAGCATCATTTAAAAATCATGTTGAACTTGCTTCAGTATCAAAAGAGCGTGAAGCCTTTGTTGCAGGTGAATTATTCAAAGAAGGCGATGAAGTCATTATTAAGAAAACTGATGAAGTTGGTACTATCACAATGTTAGGTGCTAACTATGTGATTGTAGAGACAGCTGATCGTAAGACGCGCCAATGGTTAGATTCAGTAGAAAAGATTGTCGAAGAAGCTAAGTATGACTATGGTACAGATGCTTCAGTAAAACAACTAAAAAAGATTACACCTGGCCAAAATGAAAAGAAGAATGCAGAAGATCCTGATATTGGTGATCGTAAAGGTTCTCAGCCAGTCAATTATCATAAAGGGCTCAAGAAGTCAACTAAGGTTGCACGTGATGCTCACTTTAAAAAGAATGCTAAGAAAGCTGATGATGATAACAGTGCTTATACACCAGCTCCTGGTGATAAGACTGCTAAGACAAAGCCTAGTAAGTATACAAAAAGATTTAAAGCTATGTTCGACGAAGATGCAGTAGCTGTTGCTAAAACAAAAATAGATAATGAAAAAGAACGTAATGCTATAAAGCATGATAAGATGATGGATAGAGCACGTTTAAGAAAAGCTAATAATAAAAATAGAGAAACTAAAG